CCCGTAAGGGCGTCATGACTCGCTACGCTAAGAAGATGGTGCGTCCTGACATGTACGGTCTTGTTATCGTCCGCGGTCTCATCGGAGAGAGCGGCGCTTAATAGCCACTAAACTCATATAAGAAGCTCCCTTGTTTCGGCAAGGGGGCTTTTTTATTTTTTGAGACATCCTCACACTTTTGTTGTACGGCAAACTACTTATTAATGCCTTTATTATATAGGAGAACTTATTATGGGTAAGAAATGGAAACGCATCTTATTGCAAAGAAGAAACGCAGCACCCGCCGCCGCTGAAGCACCGGCTCCTGCTGCTGTTGAAAAGGCTCCAGAGCCAGTTGCTGTAGAAGAAGTCGTCGAAGAAGCCCCCGAGCCAGAAGCTGAAGTTGTCGAGAACAAGATGAAGCCTGCTAAAGCTAAGAAATCATCAAGACGCAGCAAGTAACATAGGAGAATCGGTGAGTGCCAACGAATTTAAGTCCAAAATCAACTCAGAGCGCGATCGTACTAACGTCTACTGGATCAGCCGACGCTGTTAGTGCTGCGTGCCCGTTCGGCATATACACTGCTTCTATAAGCTTCTTAAGTGGCGCATCAGACCAAGTTGCTTATGTTTATAAGAAGCTTGGTGGCGATGTTGTCGATATTGAACTTACTCCGTCAAATGTATATGCTGCTTATGAAGAAGCTGTCTTGGAGTATTCATATATCATTAACTTGCACCAAAGCAAGAATGTAATATCGACTGCACTTGGGAACACAACAGGAACTTTTGATCACGATGGTGTGTTGTTGACTGGTCCTGTTAGTGGTAACTTGCGTTACCCAAGGTTTCAATCTTCATACGCTAATAAAGTTGGCGATGGTATGGCGGCTATGGCTGGAGTCGGAGGAACTATCCCGCAGTACTCGGCTTCCTTTAAGCCGACAGCACAGAGACAAGACTATGATCTACAAGAGATCATTAATAGCGCCTCGGCTGCCGGCGTGGATGACCAAGGTCGTTCAGTTCCATTTTCTGGTAAAGTGGACGGCAAGAGAGTTATAATAACAAAAGTATATTATAAGACTCCAAGAGCTATGTGGAGATTCTTTGGTTACTATGGTGGTATCGGTGTTGTGGGTAATATGACCACATACGGTCAATTTTCTGATGACTCAACATTCGAACTGATACCAACGTGGCAAAACAAGCTTCAAGCAATTATGTATGAAGACAACATCTATACACGCACATCTCATTATTCTTATGAGATCATAAACAACAATTTAAGACTGTATCCAGAGCCCGGTCACTGGGACTTCACGTCAGTGGATAGCATGTGGGTCAGGTTCTATGTACAGGATATGGATGTTTTTACACCCAACTCTGAATACGAGGATGGTGTAGACGGTGTTAACAATATAAACACATTGCCTTTTGATAACATTCCATATGAGAACATCAATGCTATCGGTAAACAGTGGATCAGAAAGTATTGTCTCGCGCTCTGCAAAGAAATGCTTGGTCAGATCCGAGGCAAGTTTACAACTATCCCGATCCCCGGAGAGTCAGTCACACTGAACCACTCCGATCTTTTATCGCAAGCAAAGGACGAGCAGCAACAACTAAAAGATAAGTTAATGGATATGTTGAAGGAGACTGAATACAAAGAACTCGCCAAGTACGACGCAGAAACAGCAGACGCAGCGCAGAACTTATTTAAGAACTCTCCTTTACCAATTTTCGTGGGGTAATATAAATGTCAAATGAATGGAACAGACCAGAGCAGCCGCCCCCACCGCTCTTCTTAGGAAAGAAAGAGCGAGATCTAGTAAAGCAAGTTAACGATGAACTTATTGAAAAGGTTATCGGACAACAGATCCTTTACTACTCTATTGATATGGAAACAACAAACTTCCACGAACTCTACGGAGAAGCAATAGAGAAAACATATCTCCCACCAGTTAGAGTTTATGCTTTGGTTAAGTTTGATGAAGAAGCGACATCGTATCTTCAAGATGCGGGTGTTGATAAACAATACGCCATCACAGTATACTTCCATAGAAGAAGACTCACAGAAGATCAGGATGTCTTTGTCCGCGAGGGAGACTTTGTTTTATATGGTAAAACATATTACGAGATAGTTAAGTTATCGGAAGACAGAAAACTGTTCGGTCAAGTTGATCATACATTTGAAGTCGTTGCGATCTGCAAGCGAGCAAGAAGAGGACTATTCGATGCTACCTGATAACTTTGACTTTGCACAGTTGCCCCCAGAGGCAACAGATGTTACATTAAAAGAAATAGGAATGCTTTCCTCAACCATAGAGACAATTGATATGGCGTTAATGTCGTGGGTTAAAGAGGATCTTGACTTATCCGCAAAAACAAACGCTGGCTACGAGAGAGTTCCAGTTTTATGGCAAGCACCAGAACGCGCATTCCAAATAAAAAATGAAAAGTCCTTACGAGACGAAAGAGGCAGCTTGGTTCTTCCGCTTATTAGCGTTGAAAGAACGAACATTATCAAAGATCCCGATCGCAAAGGATCGTTCCAAGCGCACACCTTTTCGCAAGATCACAAAGGCAGAAGCGGTAGAATGGTTATTGCGAGAAGAGTAAAGCAAGATAAAACTCGTAACTTTGCCGTCGCTGCTGGAACAAGAACCAATACTGAGGGAACACTACAACAGTATTTCCCGAGAGTCAACAAAAGAGTGGTTATTCAAAGTTTGTCCATTCCTATCCCTGTATATGTTAATGTAGAATACAAGATAACAATTAAAACTGAATATCAGGAACAGATGAATCAGTTGATGCAGCCTTTTATGACGAGAACAGGACAAATAAATTCTTTCCTTATGAGAAGGAATGGGCACATATATGAGTCATTCATTGACCAAACGTTTACCCACAATAACAACGCATCAAACCTCGCAGAGGATATGAGGATGTTCGAAACAGCAATTAATATACGTGTTTTGGGTTACTTAATTGGCGAAGGAGATAATGATGATCGACCCATAGTAAAGGTCGATGAGAGTGTTGTAGAAGTAACTTTTCCCAGAGAGTCAGCAGTAATTCCCGGTGAGCCGTCGTTTTTGGAAGATTAATTCAGGAACTAAACCCTAATTTATATTGTTCGTTCATCCTTTTGAAATGCAAAACACTATTTAGGTAATGATTGTTACGTCTTTCAAGACAAATAAATACAAGAGGATTGTCTAATCATGTCAGTAAAGAAATTTAAATTTGTTTCCCCCGGAGTTTTCATCAACGAGATTGATAACTCTTTTATCCCGAGAAGACCCGATGTCATTGGACCCACGGTTATCGGTCGTGCTACCAGCGGTTTAGCTATGCAGCCCATCAAGGTTGAGGCTTACTCTGATTTCGTTAGTATGTTCGGAGACACTGTTCCGGGTCAGGCGGGTGGAGATGTCTACCGCGATGGTCAGGATACTCAGTCGCCTATTTACGGTACTTACGCAGCAAAGGCTTTCTTGAACGCTGGTGTGGCACCTCTTACATATCTTAGAACACTCGGTCACCAGCACCCCTCTGCTGATACCCCATCCGCTCCGTTTTTCTCGTCGCAAGCCGGCTGGCGTACAGAGAATTTAGCAGGCGCTAATGGTGGTGGTGCTTTCGGCTTATTCGTTATGCCTTCTGCTAGCTTGGAGTCAACTGGCTCAATTACTGGTACTGGAACTGCTAACACTGCTAGCTTGGCTGCTGTTTGGTACTTAGAGTCAGGCATGATGATGCTTTCAGGAACTGCCATTGGTTCAGCTTCGGCAGACCGTATCAACTTCAAGGGTCTTGGAACCGTTATCGAGTCAGATAGCAACGGTCTCTTCAAGGCAGTTTGGAGAAGTGGCGATACCGGCGCAGAGAGAACATACGACTTCAACTTAGACGATAACAGCCAAAACTTCATTCGTAGAGTCTTCAACACGAACCCACAACTAATGGTTTCAGGAAACTTCTACCCCAGCGCGTCTGAGACTTCTTACTGGCTCGGTGAGTCCTACGAGCAAGAGATCAGAGACCTCACTAACAGCAATGTTGCCTCAAGCATGTTCGGAGTTATTGTTCCGCTACACCTTAGTAGTTCAAGCGGAGATATTTCTCCAGCAAACCGCACGGGCGCTAACGCTCAGGCTCGTGAAGCTGTTGCTGGCTGGTTCATCAGCCAAGACACTGGAGTTGCTTCGGAGTTCAACCCCGTCAGCAAGGCTACCAAGCTTTTCCGTCTTATCGGTCGTGGACACGGTGCATGGCTGAACGACAATGTTAAGATTTCCATCGCCAACATTCGTCAGTCCAACAACAGCACAACCGACTACGGTACCTTCTCGGTTCTTGTTCGCTCTATCTCTGATACAGATAGCGCACAACAAATCCTTGAGAGATTCGATAACTGTAACCTTGATCCATCTTCTCCCAACTATATTGCTCGCAAGATCGGTGATCAATACACTGCTTGGGTTGAGGGCGAGAGAAGACTTAAGACTTACGGTGAGTACCCGAACCAGTCCAAGTACATCTATGTTGATGTTGCCGCAGACGTTGCTGCTGGCGCTTCTGGTATGGAGACTCTTCTTCCGTTCGGTTACTACGGTCCTCCCAAGTACTCGGATGTTGGTGAAGTTCACGTGCGCGGCGCTGGTTCCGCTGGAATTCCAAACAACGCTGGCGACAGTA